CCGCTGTTCCAATCACCGCTGTTGCAAAGACCAGTGCAGGCTTTCCCTATATTGACCAGGGTCAGAACTTCCTGCCATGTGATTTCCCTTACAATTTGGATCTTGTTAGTGCAGCATTTGTCACCTTCTTCTGAAACTTCACCAAGTGTGAGAATTTCAGCAACTTTATTGTTAGGATCAAATCCATAATAGTTGAAACAATCTTTTGCTTCCTTGCAGAAGTGAAACCCTCTATCACATACACTTGGGTTGACCTTTTCTTCATAAGTCTGACCAATTTGATATTGAAACCCCCTACATGTCCAATCAGGGTTGAAAACTTTGAATCCCTTTATAGCTTCCATTTACATTTCCATCCTTTCTATTTTTAAATAAATAATTGTCCATCAGTATTAAATATTTGATAAAGAAGTTCTTCTGCAACATCAACAACAATGCTATTTCCTGCCATTGTGTAAAGTTCAGTGCTTGTGAACTTTCCTTCAACCTTTTGAAATTCTTCTTCCTTGAAACCCATTAATAAGAAGCATTCTTTTTCTGTAAGATTTCTTAAATCTCCATCATTTGTTCTTTTTAGTTCAAGTTTCTTTTTATAATCTGAAACTGTTATTGGACCTGGTTCAGAAACGCTTATTATGTTTGAAACACCAGCTCTTTGACCTTTTATTCCCCTAACTGAAAGGGTATGGGCAATAATTGGATTGATGAAATCATTGTTTGCTCTACCTTCCCATTTTGTACCTGCTTGTTTTTCTTCTAAATCAAGAACATAAGCGAACATCTTATCTGAAAGAAAATATCTTTCATCAACTTGGTTTTCAAGAAAATCTTTCATTTGAAGTCTTAATTCAAAAGGTTTTGGAAACTTAAATTTATGATGATCAAGATCTTTTCTTATTGAAACGATAAAGACCCTTTCTCTACTTTGGGGAACACCACATTGGTTTGCTTTCAAAATCGACCAGTAATTGTTGTACCCTGCATCATTTAATTCTGAAAGGATCATTGCAAATTCATTTTTGAACTTGTTTTGAACTAATGCTTTCACATTTTCAGCAATAGCAACCTTTGGTTGTGTTTCTTTAATTATTCTTAAAGCATCAAAGAATAGTCCACTTCTTGTCTTGTTTCCTTCTTCATCCTCAAAACCTTTCTGTTGACCTGCAACACTTATGTCCTGACAAGGAAACCCATATGTGATCAAATCAATTGGTAGTGGGATATTTGTTTCATTAACTTGTTCAATATCACCATAATTCAAATTTTCATCTACCGAATGCATTAATGAATATGCTTTACTTGGAGCTGGTGCATTTTCACAATAACCAACCAAGTTATATTTAATTTCAAGATTTTTAAGTGCAGATTCAAATGCACCAATACCACTAAACAAACTTAAAAAATTTATCACGTTGCATTTTCACATCCTTTCGTGTATAATCAGTTAAATAAATATTTTTGTAATCGCACCATTTGGAACTGCAATTCCTTTTGGTGTTTTTCGTTTATGCACCAATGTATTCATTTAGCAGCTTGGGTGAAATGTGATATGAATATCTGCTTGAAAGCTTCACTGCAAATCCAAATTTAACAATTCCCCTTTGAAGTGCCACCCTGATGAACTGTTCTGACTTATCAAGTCTTTTCGCTGCTTCTTTTATTGGAACATTCTTCAAACCTTGTGGATCATCAGTTGCATCACTGCATGTGGTCAATCCATTTAAGAAAGCAGGTGAAACATCAAGTGCTTCTGCAATCTTTTCTGTTGCCTTTGCTTTTGGTTCATTCTTGCCTGATAGATACTGACTAATTGAAGATTTTCCAATCCCGGTCAAAGCTGAAAGTTCAGCTTGTGACATGTTCCTTTCTTCCATTGCTTGTTTCAAATTATCTGAATAACTCATTTTCAACCATCCTTTCATTTCATTTTGTTATTGTTGTAAGGTCTTTTGACATGAAGGTTGTATTTTTGATCTTCAAAGCTTTCAACAACCTTCACATCCTTTGTTTTTCTAATGAAATCCTTTCTTTCTTCTTCTGAATCGAATTCAATAATCTGTTCGATCCAACCAAATAAGATCTTCTTCATCACTTCACCTTCTTTTTAATTTTCTTCTAAAAAATAATCAACAGTAACACCAAAAAAATTTGCTATTTTCTGCAATTTATCAATTTTAGGTGTGTAATTACCGTTCTTCCATTCTGATAAAGTTGATGTTGCTATACCTATTTCCTTAGATACTTGATATGCAGTCATGTTATTCTTTTCCAATAATTCAGCAAATTTTTTATACATAATATTCCTCTCCTTTCATATAAATATATTGACACTACCTAAGATTTCTTATATAATACAAGTGTCACCTTAAATAAATAAGAAACCGTAGGCAATGTGCTTGTGTAACTAACTTTTCTTAGCTACAATCAAAGTATAGCATAGCTTTCTTAGCGTGTCAATAAAAATATCTAAGAAAAGTTAGACATTTTTATTAAGGGTTTCAGAAAGGAAAAACTATGTATGAAATATTTGAAAATCTATTGAACGAAAAAGGCATTACCACTTATCAGTTAGCCAAAGAAACTGGAATTTCTACTGCCACATTTTCAAACTGGAAGAATGGGAAATACAAACCTAAAGATGAAAAATTGCAGATCTTAGCAGATTATTTTGGTGTAACCCTTGAATATCTGAAAGGATCAACAAAATTTAATACCAAGGAAGAAGAACTTGCCAATATAATAAAAGAAGCAAAATATTGTGGTGGACTTAAAAAAGTCAAGTCCGTTCAAATTCCAGTTTTGGGGAAGGTTGTGGCAGGAATACCATTAGAAGCAATCGAAGAAATACTTGATTATGAAGAAATACCAGAAGAAATGACACTATTGGGACAATACTTTGCTTTGAAAGTGCAAGGTGATTCCATGCAACCAAGGATTTGTGAAGATGATGTCCTGATAGTAAGAAAGCAAAGCACCGCAGAATCAGGTGAAATTGTTATCGCATTAGTGAATGGACATGATGCTACTTGTAAAAAATTGATTAAGCACCAAGAAGGCATAAGCCTTGTATCATTCAATTCTGCATTTGAACCAATGTACTTTTCAAATAAGGATATTATTGAAATGCCTGTGCATATCATTGGAAAAGTCATTGAAAACAGACAAAAGTATTAAGGGTTCAAGATAAAGTTCCAGGTGGTTCAATGTAAAGTTCAAGGTAAAAGCATTGATATTGCTGAAAAGTTCAAGGGGTTCAATGTTACTGTGATTTATAAGTAATTAATAAAAAAATTTATAATTTACTTATATACTCTTAAAATAAATCTATAATAGGGAAGTCACCTTGAACCTTGAACCGCTGACAATAAAAAAGAACCGCAAACCCTTGAAAATACAAGGTTGTCAGCGGTTCAAGGTAAGGGTTCATGGTTCAAGGTCAAAATTAGAAAGGAAAGGTGAATATTATGTTTGGAAAGAAAAAAGAAGATCAGAAAGTTTTACTTGGAAATTTGGTTGAAGGTTTACCAGTACATGAAGGAATGGATCTTATTGTGAAGATGACACCTGATGGTGCAGCAATCATGATCCCAAGCAGCAAACAAAATTTTGATATTAACATTTCAAAATTAACATCAGTTGAATCCTATTCTGAAACTGATGTTGAAAAGATCATCAGTCAGTCTGCCCCGGGAATGATTATTGGTGCTGCTGCATTTGGAATTCTTGGTGCAATGGTTGGTGGAAGGGTCAAGACTAAAGATAAGAAAGTGGTCACATACTTTGCTGTGATCAATTATGAATCTGATGGTAAGAAGCAAATTGTCATTGAAACAAAGGATTTCTTTGGTGCAGGTCAATTTGTTGATTATTTTAAGAAGTTGAAACCTTCCTTTGAACCAAGTTCAATTTCATTGTAAACAAAAAAATAAGACCCCTGGTGCAGCGAACACCAAGGATCTAAGTTGTAACCAAATCAGGGTTGAATGGTCACATTTGTCAGTAAAATTATATCATTTCAACCCTTGAAATACAAGGGGATGATTAAAAATGAAAAATCCAAATGGATATGGAACTGTTGTCAAATTATCAGGTAATAGAAGAAACCCTTTTGCAGTTAGAAAAACAATAGGATGGAATGACAAAGGTCATCCAATATTTCTTCCCATTGGATATGCTGCAAGCAGGGAAAATGGAATGATTATGCTTGCTGAATACAATAAGTCACCTTGGGATATAGATGCAGAAAAGACCACCCTGGAAAGCCTGTTTGATCTATTCAAAGAAAAGAAGATGCTTAAAATGGGAAAGTCAACAAAAGGATCACTGACTGCTGCATTCAAGCATTGTTCCAAAATCAAGAAAATGAAATACAAAGACATGAAGTCCTTTCACATGCAGGATGTCATTGATAATTGTGGATGTGGGTATTCAACACAATGGGCAATCAAGAACCTATTTGGACACCTGGACAATTTTGCACTTGAAATTGATGTGATCAACAAATCATATGCAGTTTTGACAACAGCAGAACCGATCCCTGAAACAAAGAAGCTGCCATTCACTGATGAAGAAGTGGATCAGGTATGGAAGATCAAAGATGATCCTTGGGTTGATTCAGTCCTGGTGTTTTTATACACTGGATTCAGGATCAGTGAATTGTTGGATATTAAAACAGTAAATGTGGATCTTGAAGCAAGAACCATTCAAGGTGGTACAAAGACCAAAGCAGGAAAAGACAGAATCATTCCGATCCATCCAAAGATCTTTGAAATTATTCAGAAAAGGGTTGATGAAGGAAATGCATATTTGTTCACCCTGGAAGGAAAGAAATTGACCAGTTCAAAGTATTATGAGTTTTGGAATGTGATCATGGATGAACTAAAATTGAACCATACACCACATGAATGCAGACACACTTTCAGATCAAGATTAGATTCAGCAGGTGCAAACAAAGTGTGCATTGACCTGATGATGGGACATAAATCAAAGGAAGTTGGGGAAAGAATTTACACACATAAGAAGCTTGAAGAATTGAAGTTTGCAATTGAACTAATATCACGTTAGTAACAAAAAATGCCCCAAGCCTTGAAAAATCAAGCACTTGGGGCATTAAAAAATATATTATATCATAGATTTGTTCAAAAGTACACTGCTTACAATGCTGATGGTTCAAGGGTTTGTTCATTTTTAATGAACTATGATTTCACCTTAAAATGGGTGCGTTAGTAACAAGATAGTAACACATTTTATTGTAAAATCAAGTTATCTTTATGAACCGCAGCAGTGATTGCTTTTCCAATTCCAATGACAATTCTGTCACCATTCACCTGGATCACATCATACATATTTTGATAAACTGAATTTGATAGTCCACCCCCAGTATATGAATTTGAACCTGACTTCACTTTGACTTTACTTCCAACCTGGATTGTTTTACTTGCAGCAGGACTTGAAGAAACTGCTGATCCTGATTCGGTTGTAATGAAAGTGCTGAAACCTTTTGCTTTTAGTTTTGCAGCCATAGCATCTGCATTTGATTTCACACCGAATGCACCAACCTGGATCTTATATAACCCATCAGCCTGAATCATATAGGTGTCAAAACCTGCTGCTTTTACTTTTCCAAGTAATGCATCCGCATTTGATTTGACAGAAAAAGCACCAGTCTGAACCCTGAATAATTCTCCAGGTGAAGGTGTCAATCTCTTATTTATTTCTGCTGCAATCTCACCATGCTTGTTATACAGATAATCACCAGGGCATGACTTGTTTGCAAACCATCTGTGAACAGTCATGTTCTGCTTATCCACCTGACCAATTAAAGATTCATCACCCTTCCAAAGAAGTTGATTGATACCATTTCTTTTGCAAATGTCAGTGACCAGGTTCAGAAGTGCAGCATAAGCTTTATCATTAACTGTATAAGGATGTGTGGTATCACTTGCAACTTCAATGGTGATTGCTCTGTTATCATTGGAACTGGAAGAAGAACACCAAGACCTATCTTTTTCTTCACAATACATTCCAATTCTGCCATCAGAACCAATGCCATAATTGCAAGAAGCCTGTCTTGAAGTTGGTGCAAATATATCACCAAGGGTTTCAACAGAACACTGACCAACCACACAATGAATTGTGATGGTGTCAATCGCATGATTCCTTGGAATGGTTTTGTTTGGGGAAATTTTAGTGTAATTTACTAAAGGACTGTTACTCATTATTTTTCACTCTCACTTTCTGTTGTAGTTACTGCTGTGGTTGTTTCTGAATTGATCCTTGCAGCATCAACCATTCCTTCACCGATTATGTAAGCAATCAGCGTGGATGCTGCTGTGATCATTGCCACAACCTGTTCAATGGTCAGATTATTAACACCAAAAGCAACCATCATTGCAGTAATAAAACCAATCAATGCTGCCCAAAACTTCCTGCTTGTCAATTTCTGTTTCCAATTAATTTTGTTCATTTATTTCACCTTTCCCTTCATCTTTTTTATTTACTTTACTTTTTTTAATGCTTGAAAGCATCCACAATTCACCAGTTGTGAACCCAAACCAACAACCAATCAAAGTCATTGGTTCACTACCAACCTTTAAAAATACATAGAGAACAGCAACAGTAAAAAGCATATTTAAGAGGATCACTGTTGCCACGATTACTTTTGAAAATCTATTATTTTTATTCTTCATTAGCTTCACCATGTCTTTTGTAACTCTCAAAGGTATCAAGCCTTTTGTGTGCTTGTTTTGCTGATTCTTCAACCTTGATAATTCTTTCCCGGGTTTCTTTCAAGTCATTTTTCACATTGGTCATTTCTGCTTTAATTTCAGTAATACCATTACCAATGTTTTCAAGCTTCACAATAACTGTTGTCAACTGTGAAGCTTCATTTTTATCATCTGCCTTTTGATTTCTTTTCAAATTGGATATACCTGAAAAGATGGCAAAGGCAAGTGAAATTCCTGAAATTAAAACTGCCACTTCAATTGTCATAAAAATAAATTCCCCCTTTCATGTGAGAACACATAAAACCCCTATCTGACAAGTCATATAACTGTCATATAGGGGTTTGTATTGTGTATTGGTATGTTTGTATGTCTTAATCTTTTGATTGTTTATTCTTCAATTAAATACTCACATTCCAGGTCAATCAAAACCTGTCTGACTTGATCTTTGATCCTGTCAGGAACTTCTGAAAAGGTTTTTACACCTTTAACAATTAAAGTTGCGTAAATAACAGCCATATCTTTCACATCCTTTCTATAAAAAAATAATATAAATCTAAGCAATTGGATCACTGTCCAATAATGCTTGAACTTCTGCCTTGATCCTTTCAGGAACTTCATCAATTGTCTTTAATCCTTTACGGATTAGATCAGCATATACTTTTACCATTCCTTACACCATCCCTTCATATAGTTCAACCAAAGCAAGCTGTGTGTCTGTGACTTGTGCTTCCAAGCTTTGGTTCTTTTCAGCTATGATCTTGATGTATTCATCTTTTTCATACTGGATCATGTCATACTCAAAACCATTGAAAGCTTCTTCACCAACAACTTCTTCCACTGGAACAATGTTTGAATTGATCCAAACATTTACTTCATCAACCACCATTGGTTGGGGTTGGACTGTGCTTCTTACTTTTCCATAATCTTTCATTTGAACATTCCACCTTTCATATAAATATTTTTAAGATAATAATTGATTGCAAACTGTTGAATTGGTTCAACATATTTCTTACTTAACCTATAACTATTACAATGGATCAACCATCCTTTGTATGAATTAAATGAACACCATTCAGAATAAGTCATTTCTATTCCTTCAATCTGCTTTTTATTTAAAGCAATCATTTTTCTTTTGAATTGCTTGCAGGTTGATTTCCTAAGAAGTTTGTAATTCATGAATGTTCTGTATCCAACAAAATCAATCCCACGAACATATGTGGGGAACACTTGCCAGTTTTCTTTGATTTTCAACTTTAATTTCTTTCTGAAATATTGATCAATTTCATTTTTCAGTTGATGAAGTTCTTCTTTGGTGCTTCCCAGGATCACAATATCATCCATGTATCTGAAATAATGCTTCACACGTTTCACTTCCTTGATCCAGTGGTCAAATTCTGAAAAATAATAGTTCCCACTATACTGTGAAAGATAATTTCCAATAGGAATTCCTTTGTTCCCAGGTGTCGAATCAATAATTTCATCAAGCAACCAAAGAAGATCCGCATCCTTGAACAGCTTTCTGTATTTGGTTTTTAAAATATCATGATTGATAGATGGATAATACTTTTTACCATCTAACTTCAAACAATACTGTGATCCGGGAACATCATGCTGCACTGCATCATTTAATCTGTTCAAACAAAGATGAATTCCCTTTCCAGGTATTGCTGAATAGGTGTCATTAGTAAGATTTTTCAGCAGGATTGGTTCAATGATCTGTAATATTGCCCACTGACAAATTCTATCAGGGAAGTATGGTAATTTATATATTTCTCTATCTTTTCCACTATCGTGTTTTATAAAAGTTTCATATTTTGAAGTTTGGTATGTTTTATTGATCAACATTTCTCGAAGTAACCCAAAATAATATTCAGGGTTTTGATCAACCATTTTTACTTCTGTATACCATCCTTTTCCTTTCTTTGCATTTTGATGTGCAAGTTTTAGGTTGTCCATGTCGCAAATCTTCTCATATAAATGTCCGTATTTTTTCATTTATGAACTTCCTTTGTATGCACTATTAAACCGAACCTTCAACCTTTGAATAAATTTCAAAGTTTACCAATACAGTTCAAATTTATTTTTATGTTTTGCCAAGGGGCAGGGCAATCAAAGTTTCACATTTTGTTTGTATTCAATGCATTTATCAAGTGACTGCTGATATTCCGATTACGATTAGAAGAAGAATTATTCACATTCCAATAGAAACTACCACTATTAGACGAATTATTCCAATTACTGCCTAATTGAGTGATTAACTAAAAATGGTTTGTTTTTAAGCTTCTTTTGTTGTATCAACACCTTTGACTGCCCAAGATCTATTTCAATTTAATAATTATATTTGTTTATGCTGCATCAGGTACATACACCAAGCGACCGCCGAAACCCCGATGACGATACGAAGAAGAATTAATCACACTCCAACAGAAACCACCACCAGTAGACGAATAAGCCCAACTACCGCCCAATAGAGCGATAAACCAGGAAGCAGAAGTATGTG